GGAAGCAGGTCAATTTGGCATGCACATACGTGCTGCAATGACGATGGTCCTGTCTCAAAGAACCGGGCACCAGGTAGAACAGCAGCACCAGGCACTGATGGTCGGTAACAGTTGCCCGAAGCAATTGTGGTTTGGATGTAGGCAAAGCCACTTCCACCAACGAGACGAGCACATGCACAAACGTCGGTAACAACTTCAGGAATACTTAGCTGATACATGACATTAGCTGAAGCAACCTCACGATATGCGTAGCACAGCTTGGGCATCGGCGTCGTGGAAGGTGTTGTTGTCGGCATTGTGGTGGTTGTCGTGGTGGTGGTTGTAGTTGTGGTGGTAGTTGTACTCGGTAGTGTGCTAGGCAGCAGTTGTCCAATTCCACACGGACATGCAGCAGCCTGCGTGATGGTGTTGATTCGCGAGAAAACCTTTGGGCCAGTACTTCTGACCCCAAGTGTAACGATAGTGATTTCGTAGCACAACCCATTGAACTCATCAATTTGAGAGAATGCGAAATACTGACGAGAGTTGAGCGCTGCACACTGACATATTGAATTCACATTTGCAGCCGACACGACATTGAATGTCGCAAGAACTTCGTCGTACAGCTGGCAGACATTGGGAGCTCGGGTTGTGGTTGTTTGAGTTGTAGGTACGGTTGTTGTTGGTGTTGTGGTGGAAAGCAGGCCAATGAGACCACAACTGCACGGACCAGTTTGAGAAACATTTTGAAGCAGATAGAGAAGCATGAAACTAGGATCAGTAAACGGTGACACCACAACGTTAGAAACAGTGATACATACACCCGTAGTAATGTTTAACTGCATGTATGCCAAATATTCTGAATGGCCACCGAGCGCTGCACAGTCACAAACAGAGGTTACATAAGACGATGTTAACCGGTTAGCAGTGCCAGAGACTTGAATATATTGTGGGCAACTATTAATTGGCGGAATGGTTGGTGTCAGGCGTGTTGTACTGGCTGGCGTTGTTGGCAAAAGCCTGAAGTCACAAGGACACTGCGTTGCAGTGGTTGTGTACGTTGAAACTGAGAATATGTACTCATCACTCTGAGGGAAATACGCGGCACCACTAACTGCCACATAATACCGACAGGTACCTATGGGTTGACCGCTGTGTCTGAAGGAAACCAGAACATTATTTGCCATTTCAGGTTTTGTGAAGCATTCACAGATCAAACTGTTCGGATAGGCATTGCCAATCACAGTCACAGCAGTAGTTGGCATGGTGTGGTTCAAGCTGTAACACGACCTAGTTGGCAATGGCGGTGCTGCTGTTGAAAGGAATGTGACGGTACATGCACAAGTAGCGCTAACGAGCCCTGTATTGGACCCTTGATAGACAGGCACACCAGGTAGCACATCTGGTGAGCCCATGGAAACACCAACATAGCATGTTCCGACACCCAAACTACCATTGGTTGTCAATGGCATAAAAGCGAGAAAGCTTGCCCCGGTGGCTTGCTTGATACAATCGCACAGGTCAGTAGTGAGAACACTTTTGAGGAATGACTTTACTGTTGAGCTAACTTGAAGATAGGTAAGGCAGTCGTAGAGTTTTGATGTGTAACCTGTGGTGGTGATTGCAACCGGGTAGACAGAACAGAGTGGTTTGCCAGCAATAACGGCCTGAAATGTATAGCCAACATCGCGGAAAAACCCAACAGGTGAACCAATCAAACATTGACTCAGTGCATGAGTGTGTTCAACAAAAGTTGCAGGATTTGCACCAGGGCATGCAGTGTTAGAGCCAAACACAGATTCACCTACGTAGAAGGCATCAACATTGGAAATATTGTAAATCTGTGCAACTGAAGAAGCAAAAAGTGTGCCACCAGAGTAAACAATGGTGTGACAGCGTTGTGAAATAGCAGTCCGGAAGTAGTATGTACCGTCTATTGCTGATGTCCTGGAAGGCAACGTAAGCATGACTGTGCCACCGTAATTTATGTATGAAATTGCCCCCAACGCAACTGGTGTTGTTGTCAATGTGTAGACTGGAAAAGATGGGTTGATTGGGAAAGCAGCCATAGCGATCATGTTAGCACCCGTGGTCGGCGTGATCGTGTACCTGTTAGTAGCAGTGGTAATGACCACATTCTGGGTTACTGGGCCAGTACCTGAGCACGCCACGAACGAGTAAATGTAGAGCCGCGAGGCCGCAGGTGTTGTAACTGAATAAACCGAAGGAGACCGACCGGAACAGAGGATACCAGTACAGTATGTAACTGGACAGTTACCAAATTTGACTGTGTAGTATTTGCCAGTGTCAGAAGAGATCATGATTGATGTTTGTGTGACCAGAATAATGCCTGTGTCAACAGCGCTTTGCCCACCGAAATCATTGATATTCGGTGTTGTTGTCCTTGATGTACCTGATTGACGGCGGTGACGACGCTGCTGTGATTCAGATATCCTCCGATTCTGCAGCAAGCCGTTTAGCAATATGTTCATCGCTGGATTTTCCTCGCGCGTCGTATTGAAAGAGTTTGTCTGGTAGGACGGTGACTGGATTTTTGAAGATCCGAGGAGGGTATGCCTGTACACACTTTTGGTAGCAAAGGCAGGCGCAGTGATGTTGACACCTGAACGGTGCCCAGTACGAACCAAACGAGCAGCAAGTATTTCGGCCAAGGACGGAAAGTTGGCAATGGCGAGCTCTGAAAAATCGGTATCGCTCGAGGAACCCGTATTCGTCATAACTGGAGACATTGAACTCACCGTCGAGTAGCACAATAGCAACCCTAGTAGGGAAACCTTCAGCCATGATGTACTTGAGCAAGCTGACGTAGGTACGTGCAATATACTTCTTTGCATTCGACGGGCGGGTTCTGGCGTTGGTGGAACCCGCCCTTGGCAGTTTAAATCAAACTCATCAACTTCATCGGCATCATTCTCAGTTGCGGCAGGCACCAGAGGGTCAGACGAAGGCAGAGACTTGTATGCTTTCTGCGTGAAGACGAGCATGTTGGAATTTTTCGAGTCAGTCGAGGTGGTAACCTTGGTCTTCTGTGATGTACAGAAGCACCTGAGGCTAAGAAGGATGCCAACAAGGGCAACAAACACCCCGAGAATTGAGACAACACTCCTAAAGAGCGTCATTTGGTTATTTGCCTCACAAAGAGCTCCGTCGCAGTAACGCTCATTGTTGATCTTGACAACAGCGTATGTAGTTGTCACCTGCGCGGACTCAAAGTATTCATGGATGTCACAACAACCAGCAACGCCTACGAAGCCTGGTCGCACAAACGAGTAGTCAACACTCCCGGAATCAGAGGAAATTACGACGGTACCGTCCCATTTGATGTCGATTTGAATCTTATCGTGAATGAGCACACTGCGGTTATCAGCAATAGCTGCCACAGCTTCAGAGGGAATGGCCAGGAGCATAAGGATCAGTACCAGAATTTTGAGGATGGAATCACCTGAAACATGTATCCAGGACATGTCAGCAGATGAGAGGAAAGTTCCGCACACACACGGCAAAGGTCGATGACACAAAGAGCAAAACGAACGCGAACGGAATAACATTAATACAATCAATAACGTAGAAAGATATAGTCGATTGCACCAATATTTACAAGCTAATTACTAGCACCAAAAATGGTATCCCTAACCTCCATAATCAGGCGGCCGCA